GAGAAAAAAAAGAGAAAAAAAAAGGGAAAGACCGGAGGTCTGGCGCCTTGCCCGGGGTTCTTTCTTCTAATTTAGTCATTTACAAGAAAATGACTAAATTAAACCTAATCGTCTGACTGCTGAGCTATCGAATTTACAAATTCTTCCAGCCATTTCCAACCGTCATCATCCAGTCTGGCAAGAGCCACAGCAAGACGGTGCTTAAAAGAGCCACTGCCGGAAAGCTGAATGTCTGCGAGCATTTCAGAAATCTCTTCGTCTTCGGTTTTTTCTGCAAACATTTCACCGACACCTGTACGGAGCCATTCTTCATTAACACCATTATTCTGAAGAAGAATTAAATGCTGTTTTGTCACACTTCGCCGACCGGATTCGAGGTCAGACACACCGGATTTTGTTATGCCGAGAAGCTCACCGAATTTCTCTTGACTTAATCCAAGTGCTTTACGCAATTTTTTTAAGCGTTCGTTCATCATTTCACCTCCCAAAAAGAATATACCACGAAAAAAGAAAAAAGTAAATAAAAAAGTTCGCAAAGAGAACAAAAATAAATTGACAAAGTTCTGATTGCGTGTTATAGTGTACGCATACCGAACAGAAAAGGTTTTGAAACAGAAAAATGAAAGGAGATGACAAACATGGTGAAAGAGAAAAAAGAGGTTGTAAAAAAACTCATTGAAGCACTTCCGAAGATGTCAACTTATGAACTGGGTTATCTTCTAGGAAGAGTAGAAGAAAAGGAAGACGCAGCAGAAAAGAAAAAAGAAGAACTTCCAGTAGCGTAGGAAAGGAGAGAAAAGATGATAGCAGTAATTATTGCCTGGATAATCGGAATAGGTTGTATTTTTCTGATGAAAAAAATACAACCAGGAGGATGGATTGCTTACGCAATATACGTCCTGGTCATATTAATCGTACTTACAGTGCTTGTAGCACTTTACATATCTCGACGCTGAGAATATCCACGTAGGGAATGAGATTGTTCCACTTACGTTCTCGAACAATAGGATTAAGCTCGGATAGTGTTTTCTGAAGGTCAGAAGAAAGATACATATAGGCGAGAGGATAGTACTCGGAGTACAGAGCCAGAGATTCCTCTGTGGCATTTTGAGAAATCTGGCTTAGTCCCTTTAGGAAGTTCTCAAAAATTTCACGCTTGTAAAGAATTGTACGGTTGTATTCTTCCTGCCGCAGTTCAAGTCTTTTGAGCCTAAGCTGATGATGGTTGTTAAGAATGGCTGTAAGAACGGGTGAAATGATTGCGGCAATTGCAACGATTACGGTGATAGAAATTGTTAAGTCGATTTTTGGCATAATATCAAATCCTTTCAGATGTATTTCAGCATAAACGAGCTGATACCTCAATTATAGGATTGCAAAGACAAAATAACAAGCAGAAAGGAGCCGGGATGGACGAGATAAAACTGAATACCATAGCGAGAGCTACCCTGGAAGAGCTGCAGAGCTATTTCGCCGACCCGGAGCATGAAAAGGCTTTTCAGAAATGGAAAGAAGAGAGGGGGAGGCTGAGTGGAAAGCCGGTACATAGAAATTCAGAAAAGTGAACTGACAAAGGCATATCAGAGAGCATATAGCCTGGAGTGCCGGGAAGGCTGGGAAGCTGAGAACCGGAACATTGAATATATCGGTTCCACGGAAAAGGAAAACGGAAGAATCACGGATTATTATAAGGATTCCGCCGGAGATTACTGGTACAGTACAAGATACCGTAGAGAGACCGGTGAGATTGTATCGATGGAAACGTTCATATTTGGCGAGGGCTTCCAGAAGCGGGAAAGAGAAAGGAGAAGAAAAAGATATGTTTTTCAAAAAATGGAAAGAGAAGAAGGAAAAGGAAATTAAGGACAAGGAGATTACGGACAGACTTAATGAACTGATAAGCCAGTATCGGAGGGAATGCATCTGGTACATGATTAAATCTGAGATGTCGGAAGAAGAGGTCCAGAAGCAGGATGTTAGCGCTGACCACCTGATGGAGTCGGCATTGAGAGAAGCAATAAAAGCCACAAGGGAAATGAGTGAGGAGATAAGGAGAAAGAAAAGATGCGCTACAGAATCAGAGTAATCACATTAATGGCAATAGCGGTGGTAGTGTTCCTTTTCACCATGTGGATGACATCACCACAGGAAGTATCTGGAGAAGTGAACAGCTTCACCGCAAAGACCATGAACGCAGTCGGAGAGATGGAAGTTGCACCGGTGCAACCGCAGGAGCAGGAGAATCCACTCGGTGAACCGTTCCTCATCCGGTGCACCTGCTACACATGGACTGGCAATCAGTGCCGCAACGGTAGCTGGCCGGTAGAGGGATTGTCCGTAGCCGGTAAGGAAGAATGGCTTGGAAAGGCTATCATCATGTATTCAGTCGCAGAAGATGGCGGAATCGGTGAATTTATCGGATATTTTGATTTTACTGACACCGGAGATGGGATTGACCTGGACGGAGACGGAAGGGGCGAGACCATCCGGAACGGGACAAGCATTGATGTATACAGAGATACGCTGGAGGGGTGTTACGAATGGGCAAAAATGTACGGAGATTATGTCTACATTCAGGTGGTGGATGCTGCAGGATAGACAAAAAAAGAGAACGTGTGGCGCACGTCCTCAAGTGGGCTGTAAGTAATTTGGCGAATTGCAAACTTCCCGCATGAACAATATACCATAAAAGCCGCAAAAATGCAAGGAAACAGGGCATTTCAGACCTGTTTTCGCAACTCGATTAGGAATATTAAAGATAAGGACAAATGCTATGGCATATTGTGTTGATATTTATAACTTCCCCGGGTCCATTGAGTATGAGTTTAAGTGGGAAGGAAATTACGGAGCAAAGGGAGAGAAGAGAGCCGCAAGAGAGAGACCTTCCCCCTGGCAGATAGAATTGCAGAATCAGATTAATAAAAAAAACAGAATCCGCAGGACGATAAAAGCGAACTTCGTAGAAAATGACTTCTGGCTGACCTTCACATACCGGAAGGGAGAGAGGAAGGATATGCAGGGAGTGAAAGAAGACCTCAATAACGTTTTGCGGAAGCTGGCAAGACGTTACCGGAAGCTCGGAGCAGAACTGAAATGGATGAGAGTTATTGAAATCGGATCCAGAGGCGGAATACATATCCACATGATCATGAACAGAATCAGAGGAGCAGACACGGATGTGTTAATCAAGGAGTGCTGGCAGCATGGAAGGATATTCTTCTCAAACCTCTATGAAGAGGGCGGCTTTGAACAGCTCGCCCAGTATATGGCAAAGGTGCCGGATGAGGAAGAGAGAAAGAAGAAAGGTCTCCCCCGGAAGCTGACTAAAGAAGAGTACAGCTATTCCACCAGCCGGAATTTAATCCGGCCAAAACCGGAGAGAAAGAGATACAGGCGGTGGACTATGAGAAAGCTGCTGATTTATGGACCAAAACCGACACCGGGATATTATATCGTCCAGGAGAGCATCCGGAGCGGCACAAACCGGTATACCGGGTATTCCTATATGCGATATACCGAGGAGAAACTGGATAGGAGAATTTGAAGATGGAAGCAAGGATTTATTTAAGAACTTCATACCATGGACTCCGGAAAGCGGAAGGGTGTTACTGCGGAATCCTGGAAGCAGATACCAGTGAAGGAGAGAAGACACTGGAAGAGACAGGGAAAGACACCGGCACAGCCAATCAGATAGCCTTGCTTGGACTGATAAAAGCTATGGAGCATATGAGAAGAGCGTCTGACCTTAAGATATTCACAGACAGTAAATATCTGGAATCCGGTGTGAACCGGTTCTTGGATGACTGGATAGCGGCAGACTTCAGGAAGCAGAATGGAGAGCCGGTGAAACACAGTGTTTTATGGCAGCGGGCGGCAGAGCTGCTTGCACCACACAATATAAATATTTGCTATGCGGAGCACACTAAGTATTCCAATTGGCAGGATAGGAGAATGAGAGAGTATGAGCAAGAGCAGAAGAACAAAAGCGTGCACCTTCGATAAGGGCACAATCGCAAGAATCATCAGCAGAGACGGAGACACCTGTATATTCTGCGCCAGT